GAGGCAACGGCGTTTTTGACGTACGACCTGATCACCGCCTGCGAGGCCGACAAGCTGACCGGTGAGGTTGATTACGAAGACTTCGACCCCGACTCGCTGGTTATATCAGACGAAGGGCCGCTCTATTGCGGGGTGGATATCGGGCGAAAAAAGGACCTGACGATTTTTTACATAGTTCAGCGAGTCGGCGATGTTGATTGGACACGGGCGATCATCAGGCTCGCCAAACAGAAATTCGCCGTCCAGCAAAAGCTGCTATGGCAATTGATCAGGAAGTTCAACATCGACCGAACCTGCATTGACGGCACCGGCATAGGCGCCCAGTTAGCCGAGGAGACTCACGAGGAGTTCGGCTCACGCGCCGAGGAGGTTCTGTTTACCGCCCCGGTGAAAAACGACCTGGCTACCCGGACTCGCCGACGATTCGAGGACCGACTTATCCGGATTCCAATTAGCCAGAAGCTGCGAAACGATTTGCATAGCATCAAGAAAACCACCACGGCGGCCGGCAATATCCGGTTCGACGCCGAGCGAACCAAAGACGGTCACGCCGACCGGTTCTGGGCATTGGCCCTGGCCCAGATGGCGACCGAAGACGGAAGTAAAACCGAGTGTGTATTGCTCAGTTAAGCGGACTTTAAATGACAATTAAAAGCCGAATAAAATCAATTGCAGCAGGCGCCGCAGTCAAGTTGCTCGGCCTCAATGACTTAGCAAGGGCGTTCGAGACCGGCCGCGACATCGACGGTAATAAAAACGACCTCACACAGCCGTATGCGCAATTAGAGCTGGTATATCGCTGCGTCGATAAACTCATCGACGGCATACAGGGCCTGCCCGCGATTATCAGCACAAACGACGATCGCATCGTTGAAGGCGGGCCGGTGTATGACCTGCTGTTTAACGATCCGCGTATGTCGTTCGAGCGGTTCATTACCGACTCGATCGGCTACTATGCCCTGACCCGCGATGTCTTCTGGATTTTTACCGACATTATCGGTAATCGCCCCCGTGAGATCCGTGTAGTACCGGGCAGCCAGATGCGGGCGATTACTACCAACGGCCGCAGCAGCGGCATGCTCGCCGGCTGGGAGTTCCGGGGCACCGGCGGCGAACGTGCCGAATTCGATACCAGCGAAGTGTATCAATGGCGAAACTTCAATCCGTATGACCGCTTCCACGGCTTAGGGCCGCTCAGGGCGGCGCATACGAGTATGCGATACAGCTATTCTGCTTCACTGTTTAACGCCGCGAGTCTGGAGAACGGGGCCGAGCCGGGCATTATCATAAAATCACAGGGGCGGATGAGTCCCGACGATATCAAAGTGCTGCGAAGTCAGTTCGACGGGCGTCATCAGGGGCCGCACAAAGCCAAGCGGACAGCGGTGATAACCGGCGGTGCCGACATCCAGACGGTCGCGATGAAGATGGTCGATATGCAGGTGGCCGAACTGACGCAGATGTCCGACGCCAAGATATGCTCGGCGTTCGGAGTCCCGCCCGCCGTAGTCGGGCTGGTTACAGAAGCCCAGTATTCCCACGGACCGGCCCAGGAGGATTTCGCTTTTAATACGCTGATCCCGTTGGCCCGTACCTTCGCCGGTGCCCTGACCGCAGGGATTATCGGTAAATTCGGCAGCGACGAAGCTGTAAGTGTTCGAGCGAAAGACAGTCGGATATTAAACTGCGCGGCTGCGGGACTCAGCAAAAACACCGCGTACCGGCAGGCAAACGAGAAGGCGAGAAAAACCGGCACTAATGTTTACCTCTGGTTCGACACCGACAGTCACCCGACCGTCCAGCGTGTCCAGCGGGAAAAGACAAAAGAAGTCCTCGAACATACCAAATTCGGTATCCCCCTGAATCAGATTATTAGTATCAATAACCTGGCTTACGAACCGGTCGAATGGGGCGATGACTGGTGGATCTCGATGGGTCTGGTGCCGGCCAAATACGCGATAGAGGCGGGCGTCGAGGGCCTGACCGGCCCGTCGGCACCCGAGGGTGAAGGCGCAGAAGACGAAAATAGCGAGGGCAAATCCGTCAGCGAAGCTGCCGGACTCACCGCCAATGATATAATTAAGTCGGCCTCCGAGCAGCTCAAACTTCTGGGGGCTGAGGAAAAAACCAAAGCCGAGCGTAATCTGCGGATCTGGCAGAACTGGGTAATCAGCTGGGCGGGCGTCGATCGCCAATACCGCGAGGCGATGCGTAAATTTTTCCTCCGCCAGCAGCGAGTCCTGACCGCTAAACTGAAAAAAGCGATAGGCGAATCCAAATCCGTAAAGGCCGATGCCGGCGACATCGTCGCCCGGGTGGTCTTCGACCTGACCGTCGAAAACGGGAAAATAAAGGTAATTAACCAGACCTTTTTTGAAAAAGCCGCCGAATTAGGCGTCCGCCAGGCACTGGCCGAGATAGCCGGAGTAAGCGGCGACGAGCTTGGCAAGTGGGCCGAGCGGGTAAAGCTTAGTCCGAAGATCAAGGCCAAGCTGCTTGTCAGCAGCCAGCGAATACAAAAAACCAATACCACAACCCAGCAGATGATAGCTCGCCACCTCACCGAGGGATTGGAAGCGGGGGAAGGCGTCGACGAGCTGGCCGGACGAATTGCAAGGGACCTTGGGTCTAATCGGGCGCGTGCCTTGCGGATCGCCCGAACCCAGACCGCCGGGGCGGTCGGCACCGGGCGGCACGAGGGTATGGTCGCGGCGGGTGTCGAACTCAAAAGCTGGGTCACCAGCGGTGACAGCGAGGTGCGAGACGCCCACCGGACAGCCGGAATCGAATACGCCGCAGGCATACCGGTTGGCGAGCCGTTTAACGTCGGCGGCGAACTGCTGATGTACCCAGCGGATCCGTCCGGCTCGGCGGCGAACATAATAAACTGCCGATGTCTGCAAACAGCCGTTATGGCAAAGGGCAAGGCCTTAGGCGGCGAGTATTACAGCGGCATCAAATTTTACAGTTACGAGGATATGCAGAGGGATAAAAATGCCTGATAAACAAATTGGACATATTTTCGCGTATATCGCCAAGGCAGCCGATGCCGTTGACGAGGAAAACGCACGAATCACATTTACGATCTCGACCGACAAGCTCGACCGCCAGGGCGAGATAGTTAAAGCCGAGGCGGTCGCAGAGGCGGTTACCCGCCCCGGTGAATTCCGCGAGAACCCCGTGGCCTTAGCCTCGCATCTGCACAGACTCAGTGACGGCATGCCGCCGGCGGTCGGCTCATGGGATATTGACAGCCTCAGGCAGACTAATCACCGCGTTCAGTTAACCTTGCAGTTCGCCGTCGATACCAAATTAGGGGACCAATACTGGCGGCTTTACAGCAAGCGGCACATGCGGGCGGTCAGCATCGGTTTCAGGATTCTCGACGGTCACGAGGAAGTCAAAGACAAGCAAAGGATTTATATCATCACTAAAATCGAACTGTTCGAGATTTCCTGTGTGGCGGTCGGCGCCAATCCCCAGGCCCTGAGCAAACTGAAGGAATTCTATCTGTCTGAAAAACGCGAAAACGACCTTACACCCTATGCCCAAAACGGTATCACCGGCCCGTCCGTATTATTGGAAAGCGATCATACTATTGCCGATGAAATAAAAAAACTTTCGGCCGGTATTGAAGAAATAAAAGAGATTTTAGTCGGCGATTCGGGAGACCTTGCAAACGGTCTGCTGCTCGGTGATCCGTTTGATGCGGTCGACCTTGCCGCCGATGAAGTTAAAAAAGCCGAGCAAATCGTGAGTAAACTGAACGACATCAATTCTAATTTCCAAGGAGAAAATCATGCCAACACTGGATGACATACAGAAAGCGGTCGAACAGATCCCCAAAAATATGGCAACCAAGTCCGAAGTGACTGATCTGATCGACGAAAAAATCAAAGAGGATAAAGAAGCCCGTCAAAAGGAATTAGCCGAGTCGACCGACATTGCCAAACAACAACAAAAGACGATCGATGAGCTAAAGAAGTTCAACGACTCAATAGCTGCCGAGCTGCGGGCGCTGAAGAAATCCAACTTCCGCCAGATCAAGACATCCTCGGGGATGTACAACGGCGTCTGGGGCGACCTGCAGACGGCCAAGGAGTTCGGCCTGTTTGTCCTGAGCGAAGTCGGCGGCTCCAAAGGCGCCGGCGAGATGCTCAAGGGCCTGGGTATCGAGGTCGAAAAGGATATGGGCGGCGGCACCGGCTCCGCCGGCGGCGCCCTGGTGCCACAGGAGTTTATCCCGAACCTCATCACCCTGATTGAAAAATACGGCGTATTTCGGCGCAACGTCCTCGAATATCCGATGGGTGCGCCCGAAGCCGTCGCGCCGAAGTTAAGCTCCGGCCTGACCGTCTACTGCCCCGGCGAGGGGGTATCACCCACCAAGTCAGACCCGGGCTTTACCAACGTCGGCTTCCAGGCCAAAAAGTGGATAACGCTTACCGCTATCAGCCGCGAGCTCGATGAGGACTCGGCGATCGCGGTCGGTGAGCTGGTTGGCCGACTGATCGCCCAGGCGTTCGCGAAAAAAGAAGACGAGGTCGGCTTCTTAGGCGATGGCACCAGCACGTACTTCGGTCACACCGGTATTGCCGGGGCGCTGATGGCCGTTGACGGCACGATCGGTAATATCAAATCGTTAGTGGTCGGCAGCGGCAACGCCTACAGCGAACTGACGCCCGCCGATTTCGAAAAGCTGTTAGGCAATGTCCCCGATTATGCCGACGACGGGGTTGACCTGAAGTGGTACTGTCACCGCTATTTCTATTACACGGTGATGGTCAAGCTGGCCCTGGCTTTAGGCGGGGTAAATGCGACCGAGGTGCAGCAGAACCGGATAGGGCGAGAGAAGCAGTACTTAGGCTATCCGGTCGAGTTTACTCACGTAATGCCCAAGGCCGAAGCGAACAGCCAGATATGTACGCTGTTAGCCAACCTTCGGATGGGCGCGTACTTAGGTGATCGTCGCAAATTGACCGTCGACCAGTCCGACCAGGTCTACTTCGCCTCCGACCAGATCGGTATCCGAGGCACCGAGCGAGTCGCCCCCGCCATTTACGGCGTCGGCGATACAACCGATGCCGGACCGATAACCGGATTAATCACCGCCGCGAGCTGATCGTGAAACAGACTTCAGATGACAGACTTCAGACTTCAGATGACAGACTTCAGACTTCAGATGACAGACTTCAGATGACAGACTTCAGACTTCAGATGACAGACTTCAGACTTCAGATGACAGACTTTGGGGTCTAATCCGTCAGTCCGGATATTCCGGACTGCCGGACTGAAGTCTAAAGTCTAAAGTCTAAAGTCTAAAGTCTAATTATTAAAAGGAGTTTTACAATGAATCCTATCGAAAGTATGAAAATGGTCGCCATGGTCCCGCCCGAAGGGAAGGATAACGGCGATTACACAACCAATAACTACGTCGACACCCAGGGCTTCGACCGGCTGACCGTAGCTATTTTGACCGGTAACCTGGCGGCGGCAGTCGGCTCCACAGCCGAGGGCAATGCCATTAAAGTCGAAGAGTGCGACACGTCCGGAGGCAGCTACACCGACGTCTCCGGGGCCGCTCTGGCCGACGCTATCGCCGCCGACGAGGACGATCAGATCCACGTGATAGACATCGACCTGCGCAAGAGCCACAAGCGATATATGCGGCTCAACGCCCCGCACTCCGGCGACGGTTCCGGCACCGCCAGCGATCTGGCGGTGATCGGAATACTGAGCAAAGGCGAGGGCAATCTGCCGAACGACGCCGCAAGCCGGGGCGCCGACGAATGGGTCAGTGCCTGAACCAGATGACAGACTTCAGACTTCAGATGACAGACTTCAGATGACAGACTTCAGACTTCAGATGACAGACTTCAGACTTCAGAT